AGCTGAACTCCACCAGAAAAACGTTCTAGGGGGTGACGCCAACCAACGGGTGACCAGGTTTTAACTTGGTCGATGCCAGTATATCGGCATTCTCGTCGGATCCACTTCGATTCTTTGTCGTGGATAACGGTGTCTCCCAGTTCTTCTGGGCCTCGATGTGTACGGATTGCTGCGGGGATATTGTCAAGGGCGGAAAACCATGCCGCTCGGTAGTATCCCAACGGCCCAAAGCGTAGCTGGCTATTCCTAGCAGCACGGCGCAGGCCATTTGCAACAGTGATCCAGTGTTGCGGTTCATGAGGTTCGATCTCCAATGTGTAAGGCCTGACGGCCAGTCCCAAGAAGAAATCGCCCCCACATGATTCGCGAAACACCCCAGTCGAGAAAGTTTTACGGGAGTTTGGCTCAAAGCCAAAGAACCGGAGTGCCGCTAAAACATCAGCAGCACACTCCGTCGGTACGATGATGTCATCACCATACACATTAACGTCCCAATCCTGCGAGGGTCCTACTGCGACTTTTGAAATCGCTGCAAAAACCAGGGTCTCGAGTTCGAAAGTGAACCCGTTTCCCATCGAGGAGAACTTCTCTAACAGATACCACCCATTTCTGAGTGTTGCTCCCTTCCTCTGGCCGCTCACGCGGGTAAGAGGAGATCGTAGGGAGTCGAGGAGGTCGTGCCATTCCTGTGGTAGTAGTAATTCCACGAGGCGGCGTGCGACTGTATCGCTAGCGTTGCTCAAATCTATCGTCGCGTGAGAGCCAACCAGGCTCCCGCTACACGCAAGTTCTTTGTGTAGCAGTTCGGACTTCCCTCCTTCCAGAAGGAGACCCCAACATTCACGAAGACGGCGCCGGATATGACGCCCCACCCCTAGCTGCATCCAGACGTTTCCGCCTGGTTCCACCCCGATGTTTCGGTCCGTGGACGCGGTCTTTGGGACGGTGTCCCATCGATTTCCGCGCGAAGCAACTGAAGGTTTCGATTTGTAGTACCCCGACGAGTCACGATTGCTCCATTCCCAGATAGTATCTTGGT